GCCGGTGAGCTGGGCGGTTCGCAACGCGCGTAAAAATTGACCTTTTGTCAACCACCCACTGCAGAGATCTAAAACTGCAGATGTCAACGTTGGAGGATTGACCAGATATTGTACGTTGAGACCATCGCTTAGAGGCTCAAGTATGAAATTCTCGTTATAATCATCCCCAACAATTCCACTTGTTATAGTTAATACCCTATTATTGTAGACACATTCAAGGTTATGGCACCTCAACAGTTCGCACAACACGCCCTCGGAGAGATCTGGAACATATTCCAGTGCTTTCCTGGGGGCGAAGATCGTCCTTGGAACTCCCGAGTTGTAAACTTTAAGCAATCTCGAGAAGGACACTTCCGGGTTCAATGGTTTACACCACGCCCAGAAGAAGGGAATAGTAATGCCGAAGATGTTATCATAAGTATAACGACTATATTTCTTCGGAGCGATACCGTAGGCTAGTTGAACGTTTTTACGTACTACCTCCGGTAACATTATATTCCCTCGATCTTTTATAGGATAGAGGGCATCAAGCTGAGCTTTATCCTCCGGAGTCTCGCTACCTAGAATCATTTGAGCAGATTCTAGTAGGAGAGGAGGGTCAATCGCAGGAATCACGTTTTTACATACGTCTTGTTCGATACCACTACACATCTGTATAAGACAGAAGGTGGACGACAAGTAAGAATGAGCCGCTTTTTCACAAAAGCTTGAGATAAGCTCATCAACCGTACCGAGAGCCTGCGAGCCAGGAGGGAGTTGGACACCGCTTCGCGCAGTGAACATCCTCTTGGCCTTGATGCCGTCGTCGAGCCATCCTCTACATGATTTAGTTGCTAAGAGCCTATCATGCCTGTAGAGGTCTGGAGACCATGCGCCGGAAATCGCAGAGTATTTACTGCTTTTACCATAAACTAAACCGGCGATGGCTCGACTTAACCATGATCGTTTGATACACGCCACTGTAGATTCGAACCTGTTCCTAGGAGGTAAGTCCGCGCCGCCAAAGGCGCGGGGAACAGTAGGCCACAAACCCTTGTGGTAGAACCAAGCATATAGTCCAGGATTCATTATATCCAGGACTCTTGGGACTATCCGCTCCCTCTGTGGTATCTCGTACATCACAGACTGGAGAGCAGGACCTAGTCGTACCCACCACGGAACATTCTTTGATTCCGAAGTATGGGGGTCGACGAGCGATCTAATGCTGAAAGCGTATGAGAACTCCATGAAATTAGTCCTTATTAAAGGGAAAGGCGTGAGCCTTTGTTTCATGTAAGTTCCATCGCGGCGACGGATAATTCGGTCTGATCCCGAAAGGGGCTTGGTATACAACTTAGGTTCAAAAGTAATGCTTTTAGAAGCTGGAACCTGATAAGTTGACCATTGACCGCCTTTACGGAATTTGGACCGAGATTTAGCCGTTCGCTTGTTAACAGCATCCAGAAGGGGGAAGGCCTCTTCATATGAAGATTCCCGTAGATACGAATAAGATACTTTACTTATTGTCTTGACTCGTTCTACCCTGAATATTTCCTCGGTAAAGATGCCCAGAATTAAGGCCACAAAATGCTTTCCTTTGGAAAATTCACCACCACATAGCACAACAATGATACCGTAGGCACGGTACTGTTGTCTGGTGAATAGACCTATCATATCATCGCCGCATAGGCGAGTGATAAGGATCTTTTCAGGACCTCTGGCAGTAAACGCTGAATACTTTACCCACAGGAAGTGTACGATAGAGAGGGTTACCCAAGTCAAAGGCAAACCCATGAGGATGCCCCTCTTCGACACAATCGGGTTGAGATCAGTCATCTCAACACCAACCGATTCAGGGTACGTGAGCAACATTGGCCCCGTACATAATTGAATGGTTCTATGGGTCCACTCAGGCAATTCCAAAGCTATAATTAGATTATTCCAAACAAAATCTACTAATTTAGCAGGAAACCTGTCCGTGGCTGCGGTAAGATCCGCGGAGACAATTCTCCGATCGCCGTAACAAGGGAACAGCTCTTTAATAGCTGCCCTGCGATCACCACGGAGGACGGTAGCGCATTCTGGCACATGGCGAAGTACCTGCAGAATGCGTTTTCTGATCCAGTGACCAGCAATAACAAGATTAGCGGGACTCTTAGTCACAATTCGTACCTTGAAGCCACGTTCCCTAATAGCGCATATTGTCGCAGGAACTGGACTAAGGGGTAAATTCCCGATTACATAGTCTCTAAGTCTTGTTTTACGGCCGAGCTCCTGACGGAGAAGTTCCTGATTAGGAAGCTGGTCGTAAGGTGGAGAGTCAACGATTTTATCAATTACGTTGCTCCCATCCATTGCTGGAAAGTTTTCGAGTACATATGCCCGACACCCACCTTGGCGTGAGGTCCTCTCAAAGCATGAAGAATCTACTAAGCTATAATCGTTAGAAACAAAGTGATCCTTAAAAGGCGCGAATGTTTTCTTTATCAGCTTTTCAGAAAAAGCGAAGAAAGCATCGGCCTCTGCCCCCATCACGAACGGAGTTTTGTAGATTTCATGATGAGTTTTGAGGGATTTCATCTCGACCTTATCGTCTCCTTGAGGAAGACTCCTGCCTATGTAGGAGTAGACGAGTAAGTGATCGCTGTTCTGAGCAAATTGCTTGATTAACCCTAGGAAGCAGGGCAGAACAGGAGTCAAACTAGAACCGGTGAAGGCCTTTTCACGACAATAAGCGGAAAAGTTCTTAGTTGAAGATATGAATTCGGACAATGTATTTTGACACACTGAAAGGGCCAGCTGGAAGCTGACATCAATAAGGGCACGACTCTTGGTAAACATGGAGTCGTCCTTAGGGATCAGTCCGCGACCCTTTCTTAACACCAACACTGAAGTAACTACGGAACGCCACACAGCGCATGCGCTCCTAAAGTCGTTCGTTACTCGGGTTGGCCCATCATCTCCTGAAACCACGTCTGGTTTCCTCTTAGAAGCATACCCTGATGCTCCGACTCTGCGTCGGAGCTGCTTAATCAGAGTTTCTAAGTTTGATCGGCGATAATCATCCAAAAGGGATGACTCGCTGGAGATGAATGGGGTGGAATTTTTATGATGTCTCCCTAGTATGCAAAGACTAGGAGGGAGAGCACCACTGATTTTATTGGTCTGTTTATCGCAGAGCAATAAAATCTGGGCAGGTGTTCTTCCTATGACATCCATCAGAGAGCTACTAACAAAGACCTTGTGAGTAGTTCTGCTGGAGGAAGATCTAAACATCTTTC